CCTGGAACTCCTTCCGGTACCAGAAGGAGTTCCAGGAGCTCAAGCTGGCGTCCGTCGCGCCCGAGCAGGTCGTGGGTGCCCAGGAGCTCTGGACCTACAACACCAAGTACAAGACCCTGTCGGTGTTCCGGGCCATCGATCGCGGTGGTCTCGACATCAAGAGGTCGTCCATCGTCAACTTCGACGAGAAGACCACGATGACCCGTCGGACCGGTCGTCAGGCCGAGAAGATCGTACAGTCGGTCCTGAGCGGCGGCAAGGTAGCCCTTCGGAAGGTCATGGACGACCTGAAGGAGGCCGGCCTGCAGGACCGCATAAATGAGAATACAATCTTATTGAGGGTGATCAAGCAATGAAAGAGTACACAGTACGATATTCCATCGGCAATCGCTGGTATGAGTCCGTAGTCAGGACTGACAGCTCCGAGTCCGCGATGGTGTGGGCAGAGACGTGTCTAGGAGTAGCCAACGTTCGCGTCGTGAAGTGTAAAGAAATACTAGAATGAAATTTGGAATCATCTCTGACCTGCACATGGAGTTCCAGCCCTGGTACCCACCGGAGCTGGAACCGGACGTGTTCTACCTCAATGCGGGCGATACGCACCCGAACAAGCTCCTCCGCGACTGGCTCGAGAAGGAGATGGGCGAGAACTACTTCGCGGTCTTGGGCAACCACGACTACTACGGGAACTCGTTCGCCAACGCTGATATAGACTTCCCTGACATAGTGGAGTGGAACGGACTGAAGATCGCCGGCGCCACTCTGTGGACTGACATCTCACCTGTTAGGTGGTGGGACTTCAAGGAGTACATGGTCGACGCCCGACAGATCAAGGGCATGAACTACGACCGATACACGAATGTACATGACACTCATCGCAACTTCCTGCTTCAGTCGGATGCCGATATCTGGGTCGTCCATCATCTGCCTTCGTTCCAGTCCATCAACGAGAAGTGGAAGAACTCCAACGGCAACGACTTCTTTGCCACTGAGCTTTCTAGGCACATCTTAGATATGAAGAAGCCCCCGAAGCTGATCGTGCATGGGCACACTCACGACGCCTGCGACTACATGATCGGCGATACTCGAGTGGTCTGTCACCCTCGCGGTTACCCGAACGAGACGGCGTACTACGGCGACTACAAGCCACTCATCGTGGAGGTGTAAATATCCATGGAACTACAATTGATTTCAGGAGTGCCCATGGACAACGTCATCGCCTTCCCAAAAGAGAACAAGAGGCTGGATGTCAGTAACACACCGACATCGGTCGATGAAGTCGCTATGGCCATCGAGAAGATGAAACTGGACTTCTACCACGACGTCGCCGACAACCTAATGGACCACGTCGTCCAGAGCATCGGCTCGTTGAACATCGACAGCTCGCACAACGAAGAGATTCACATAAGGGAGATCGACATCATCTTGATGAGGGAGGTCATCACAGCTTTCATGTGCAGGCTCGGCAACGTCGAGCACCCGCTGAAGAACCTAGCGGACGAGGTGGTGAAGGACGTCAATACGGACCAAGAGAATGGCAGCATAGACTACCGACTCAAGGTGCCCGGCTCGCTCCCCGAGAAGACTTGAGGTGAGTCTTGTGTACGCGGACCCAGATGTGCCCGTTGTAGTACTCGTCGCTCAGTAGCACTCCACGAGTGAACTGCTCGTAAGCCTCCCAGTAGTTGCACTCACCCTTTGAAGAACAAAGACGAAGGACCTCGCGCTTGAACGAGGTCCTTTCTTTTTTCTCGACTTCGGCCAGCAGCTCTAGGTTAGAGCCGTAGTACTCTTTCCAGTCAGACTCAACGAGAGACCGCTTCTTTTTCTTCTTGACTACCTTCGTCTTCTTGTTCCAGAAGAGCTTCTTTCCGACGTACTTCTTGTTGGTGGTGGTGTCGGTTATAAGGTAGATGAACCCGTAACTGTCCCCGATCAAGTCCGAAGTGAGCGGCTTGCCGTCGAGCGTCCACGGGTTCTCGTAATCAGAAAGTTCCACCGGTCTGGTCATCCCAGTCCCGTAGGTCTTCCAGTATCTCGTCCTCTTCTGGGTGCTTGTCCCTGTAGACACCGTCGAAGACGTCGTCGATCTCAAGACACTCATCGAGAGTGTCACAGTCATGATCCTCGAAGATGTCGATCAGAGCGGAGTATGTCTCCGCCCTGTCGTCTTCGTCCACGATCGTCTCCATGAGAGTCTCGATGATCTCGGTCATTATCTTAGAACCGCTCGACCAACCCATGTGTTCCTCCTTAGACTAGGCAACCATCGGCAGTGCCGACACACGCCGCGGCACCCATGGTATCCACATCTATATACTTCTTCTCCACGAGGGTGTTTTCCCAGTCGATGTCCTGGTTGAGGTTCTTCTGGATCTTCTCCCACTTGTGGAGGAGGTAGACGTCCTTGAGGCAGTACTCGGCCTGCTTGAGGTCTCCCTTGAAGTAGTTCTGGGCGAACTTCTTGTAGCGACGGATCCAGTCCTTCTTCAGGAGGTTCTCGTGGTCGTCGCCGATGATCTCACCCGATGCGGCTGTCATGCAGGCGATCCAGAGGTTGTCGAAGGCCTTGAGTCCGTCCACTACCAGGCCGGAGGCGAACATCGAGCCGGTGCCGTAGAGCTTGATGATCTCCTTGGCGTCGATGACCTTGGTGTTCGGCGCCTGAGCGTAGTCCTTGTCGCCGGTCATTGGAAGGAAGGAGATTCCAGCAAAGCTGGCGCGATTCTCATATACGTATTCAGCCACAGTGTCCCAATCGTCCACAATGACGGTGTTAGATACGTTGTGGCGAATGCCCTTGTCAGCGCACAGCTCTTCGTTGGTGCCGGCGTTGACCCAGTGCTTCTGTGCCTTTGCGATGAGTTCGAGGTGCTTGACACCGATGATGTCCTCCTTATAATAAGATCCCTTCTTCGGAACGACCGGGAACGACACGACGTAGTCCGTCTTGCCGACCGACCACACGGACTCCTCGACCATGTAGGGGTTCAGCTTCTTGATGAGCTGTGCGACCTCTGTCTCCTTGTTGAGCTGGATATTGCGGATGTACATCGGCGAGTGATCCGCGTGGATGCCCGACGCGGTCATAAGAAGGACAGAAGCGTTCCCACTAGGCTTAACGCAAGTAGTACGAGCAGCGGGGTTAATAGAGATAAGAGCAGCCACATGTCTGTTTGTGGACTTAACTGTGGCGGCTCCGGCTTCGAGGATCTTTTCATCGAACAGCGTCTTCGGGTTGTTCATCCAACCGGTAATAGAGACGCCCAGAAGAGCCTCCCTGTCGAAGATCTTCTTGCTCGTCTCATCCAGGAATGAGAAGTTGGTGTAGCCCGCCTGAAGGGTGCCGAGAATCGAGGCGGCCCTGCACGCGCGTTGGAACGTTGCCTCGTCCCCGCACATACCGCCGTTGATCTCCGTCAGGTTACATCCCTGCCACCCGGATACGCCGTCGATCTGTGGGTACATACCGATCTCGACACACGGATTGGTCGTGTGCTCGGTAGATTCGACGAACACGAAGCCTGGCTCGCCGAACTGCTTGATCGATTCCATGAGCTGCATGAACTGCTCACGGCTCGTCTTCTTTCTGACGATGACCGCCGAGTTGTTCGAGCGGCCTCGCTGTGGGTTGTCGACAAACCAGTTTCCTGTCTTGGCCTTTGCCATCTCGTCGTCGTCTGGAGAGAAAAGGCAGATTGTAGCGGAGCGACGAACGCCGCCGGCAAGTACCGCATCCGCCGCGTGCATGACAGTGTCGTACACGTGGATGGGTCGCATGTTGGCGGCCTTCTCGCTCATGAGTACCATGCTGGTCAACAGATGCTCGATACGATCGAGTGCACGACGAAGCGGATCGGGGCCGGGAGCCTTGAAGCCACCGGAGATCTTCGCACCCTTGGGTCGGATCTGATTGAGGTCGAAGTATACCTTACGACCAGCGTACTCCGGGTATTTACCCCCGCCGTCGAAGAAGCTCGACATGAGGACGTCGAGCGCGGTGGCCCAACCCTCGATGGAGTCCTCGACCACGTGGGTCTTCGGCTGCTTGGTGCGCGGGAGGATCTGTGGGAGCTTGGACACGTGGTGCCTCTGTACCGAGAAGCCGGCGCCGGCTCCACACAGTAGGATGTAGAAGATCTCACCGAAGAAAGACGGACGATCGGCGTACGAAGACGTGCAGTTGTACATCTTCATCTGGTGCTTGATGAGCTGCTCACCGCCGAACTGCAGGGCGCGCTGAGCGCCGAGGACGAGCTTGTCCTTGTAGGCCTCTTCGGCGAACGCGATCTCGGCCTCGAGAGCTGGCGTCATCTTGTCCTTGTAGAACTCGCGGTGCATGTTCATCACTCGCTCGACGGACTCATCCCACGTCTCGTAGCGACCCTTGACGTCGTCGAACCTGGAATAGGACTCATAGAACTTGGTGTCGGAAAGTAGTTTGCGCGTGTCTGCGTACATGGGTAGTTCTCCTTAGATCTTCTTCCAGCGATTGAATGCGAGTTTGGCCGAGAGGCCGTGATGAGTAGAATTATGTATAAGATCCAGTATGTTCTTTCGGGTCATACCGGCCATTACCATTTCGTTTATGTCCTTGTGCTTCACACCCTCAAAGATGCACACGCGCTTGCCCGCGTCTATGTAACCCTCTATCTGAGAGCAGATGTCGCGATTGCGCGGCTCGTTGTCGAATACGTATATGGTGTCTCTCTTGAGAGGGAGTCCACTGAGGTCCGAGCTGCTGCCGGCCAGAGCGATGCAGTTGGGCAGGAACAGCGAGTCGATAGGACCCTCCACGACCAGGACCTCCCTGTCGAAGTCGACCCTGTCCAGGCCGAACACCTTGGCCGCGTCGTCCTGGAACTTGATCGTGACGTACCTGAGTCCGTCACCGGAAATAGAACGCCCAGTAGCCCCAGTCACGTACCCGTTCTGGTCTATGAAGGGCAGTACGATCCTGCCCTCGTCGTGCTTAAGTCTCTCTTCAGAGAACTTGCCCGGTATGTAGTGATTTACCCACGTGAAGAACTTCGGGCACCAGTAAATGAAGTAGTGCGTCTCAGTTGGAATCATCCGGTCTACTATGTACCTTTTCGCGCGGTGATTCTCGGGAAGCTGTGAGATTTTTTTCAGTACTTTGAGGGGCTCGAACTTATCCTTACGACGCCTGTCGAACTTCTCGATCTGGTGCTCGAACTTAGCAACCGGAAGTTGTCCACCCATCTCTTTCAGGTTCTCTAGCGAGTACTCCTCGAACAGCGGGTGATCGACCTCCTTGAGGAAGTACTTGAAGCGCATTGACCTGTTGCAGTTGT